AACCCAACAGGAAATATTACAATATCTGGAACTCCAGTTGAGGGCCAAATACTCACCGCAGTATCTACCCTTGCCGATGAAGACGGAATTGGAACACTTTCTTATCAATGGAAGGCTAACGGGCTAGAAATTCCTGGAGCAACATCCATAGGTTATTTGCTAGAACAGTCTGTTGTTGGTAAAATAATTACCGTAACCGCCACCTATACTGACGGAAAGGGTAATCCAGAATCAGTAACCTCTTCACCTACCACTCCAATTGAATCTTTAGATACTGAACCCCCAGTATTTTCTTCTGGGGGTGTGGTAGAAGTGGATCAAGGCGTTGCTCCTGGCACTGTTGTGTACACTGCTGTTGCGAGTGATAGAGACCAAATCACTTATGGCCTAAGTGGTCCTGACTTAGAGTTTTTTACTATAAATCCCAATACAGGTTCTGTATCAATTAATTTTAGCCCAGACTATAATATAAAACCTGAATATTTCATCACCATTGTCGCCACCGATGAAACTGGCAATAGTTCTGAACAAACAGTTACATTGACTGTCATTGTTCCTGAACAGCCTATTACACCACCCATTGATGGGGAGGGTGATGGGGGTGATGGGGTAGTAATAGAACCTAAACCAGTAGTTCCCACACCAGGAACACAAACTAAATTACCATTACCACCATTCTTGAGAATATATGGAGAAAATATACAAATATTTTATCCCACTTCAGAAGTGATAAAAACTGGGAATGTTGTGTCACCATTAGATGACAAAAAGAACATTAATATAAAAGTTAATATAAGCATACCTGAAAGTCTTTATAATGAATTACTGAATGAGGGAAGTCCCTTTGTGGAAATAATAGACACTACGGAGGAAACTGGCAATGGCCAGTAAAAATAAACGATATTTATTGACAATTGGGGAGATAGGGGATGATGGTATATTAAAACTTATTCCAGAAGTTTTAGATAAACTTGATCCTAAAACAATTGAAAATACCGAGAGGGATGTTAAAAACATTTCTCTCATCTCAAAGGAATCCTTAGATGACTATCTAAAAAACCAAAATCTCACTTTAAGCTCTTCTACATCATCGGTGATCGCTAATCAAGCCTCAAGTAGATCGGTTCGAGAAATCTCATCAACACCAGTTTCTACAGGTTTAGGACGGGGAGTTAGTTTTAAATCAAATTCTAGTATTTTGGTGTATCCAGCGAACATGAGTGATTCTCAGGATAGAATTCAATTTAGTATATGGGAATATAAAAATAGAAGTCTTTTAAGAGATAACGTTTCGGACCCCGAAAGAGTTGGACAATCTGCGGCTATTAGAGTAGAAAATTTAGATTTATCAGTACAAAAACCAGGAAAAGAATTTGATAATTACAAAGCAGTTGAAAAAAAACCATATGTATATCTACCCATAACAAAAATATCTGACACAAATTCAGCAGACTGGACTGAAGACCGTTTAAATACTCTTCAAATGCAATTAGCCAGAATTTCTATGTCATTTATGCAAGGTGAGGGGGGTGGATCAGGAATGGACCAAACAAAACAATTAATAGATTGGGCCAGAGGTACTGAATTCGGAAGCATGGCTTTAACATATCTGGCGGGCCAAGCAATCGGAGTCGGTGGGCTATTAACTCGTACAACTGGTGGAATTTTCAACCCCAACCTTGAATTACTCTTTCAAAGTCCCCAACTACGACAGTTTGCATTTTCCTTTTCTATGTTTTCTAAAAATAACGAAGAGGCGACAAAAATTAAAAGTATTATAAAATTTTTCAAACAAAACATGGCCCCAAGAACAGCTAGTGATTCAAACATATTTTTAAATTCCCCTTATGTCTTTAGGATTAAATACCTTTCAGGAAATCCCGGAAATAAGTTAGCCGAAAATACACCAGACCATCCTTCAATTGGTAAAATAAAAATGTGTGCTCTTCAATCATGTACTACTGATTATACACCTCTTGGATCATATACCACGTTTAATGATACTGACAACAATGGTACACCGATTAGTACAATGGTCATGTATAATTTGACATTAAACTTCAAAGAACTTCATCCAATATATGACGTAGATTATAACGATAACCACCCAATCGGATTCTAATGGCCCACTACTTCAGCTACGTCCCTAATTTTGATTACATAAGCAACATAAAGGACGCAAAAATCAATGACTACATTCAAATAAAAAACTTCTTCAGAAGAGGAAAGATTTTTGAAGAGATCTTTAATGATGTGGTCTTCTTTGAGAAGTACATCATAAAAGGAGACGAAAGACCCGACAATCTGGCCGCAAGATTCTACGGTGATGCAACTCTTGATTGGGTAATCTTTCTTTCAAATAACATGATCAATGTTCAAAATGAATGGCCAATGCCACAAAAAATATTTGATCGAGTGATGCTTGAAAAGTATGGTTCTTATGAAAATCTATACAGTGGGATTCATCATTATGAAACCACAGAAATCAAGGACTCAAGAGGAAGAACTATTTTAGAAGGAGGAAAAAGAATTAGTCCAACCTGGAAAGATAATGGAAATTTTGTTGTTATTGAAGGAATTCAATATTACCAGTTTTATGATGCAGGTCTAGAAAGAACCGAGACTATTCCTTCAACTGATTTTATAGTACCTGTGACTAATTATGACTACGAAATCAATAAAGAAGAAAGAAAAAGAGAAATTTTTATTCTTAAAGGCAGATATTTAAACGTTTTGTTGGAGAATATTGAGGAGATTATGACCTATAGAGAAGGCGGAACTCAGTTTATCGATAGGAAATTAAAGAGAGGAGATAATAGTAGGATTTATAATCATTAAAAAAGAGGAGTTTTTTGACTCCTCTTTATAAGAGTAAATTATGTTTAGTAAGTGTTCTTATTATACAGGATGATGAGTGGAATTTTATGGGCCGTGTGCTAGTTTATGAGGTGACCTATTGAATTCTTATTCGATTGGAGGTGTCGATTCCTTTAGATCTTTGAATTTGAGAAAGTCTACCTGGGTTTGTAATAATCCCTGTTACAGTACACTGCCATTTTTGAGTATTGGTAGTAACGGCATTTTTACTTCTTTGTTCTATAGACATTGTTGCCCCACAATGTAAATTAAGACACCACTTGTCCGAATTATAAACTGATTTAATTATGCGATACTCAACCTTTTGGGCATCGCTCCACCCAAATTCATCATTAGAGAATACTTGTAATATTTGCTTTTCTGGAGTATAAAAATCCCAGCACCACTTGGTTTTATCAGAATCAGGAGAGCCCATATAATACTCATCAAAAAATTTCTCTTTATGAACACCATAGTAATAGTATGGTACTTCTAAAAAAGTAATTTTGTAAGCATAAATTCTTGGTGTATTCATAACTATTTAAAGGCGCCCCGAAGAGCGCCCATATAGAACTCAACCAACTAATTCTTGAAACCGACTCAGATCATCGTCTTCTTCCATTTCATCCTCATCGGCAACTTTAGAACTCCTATAAGAAGTCTCTAGTTCTTTTGTGATGTTTACATCTGATGGTGTAAATTGTTCTTCAACCTCTTCTTCTTGTTTTTGAACAGAAGGTGAAGGAGTACCAAGAACAAAATTTAGACGTTTTTGGAGTTCTTCCTCGCTTTTGAACTTATCAGGAGAAATAAGTTCCTGTAGAGAATAACACTGCTTCCAAATTCTTTCTAGTTCTTCGTCATCATCACTCAGAGCGGAAGGCGACATAAAAGAACTTTCATCATAATTCGGATATGATGCCCCAGAAGATTCTTTCACAGTTTTGACCTTTATCTTAAAATCAGCACCATTCCAAAGATCAAATGGATCTAGAACCTCGTCACCCTCAAATTCGGGCTTAAGTGCGCTCACAATTTTATCAAAAATCTTTTGGCCATACCTAAAGAGCATTACTTTTCCTTCTAGTGAGGGGTCAGCCGGGTTTTTGACAATGTAAATGTTACTATAAAAACTCAGTTTACGCTTACGCTGACTAGCGATTTTTTTGTTTGAATCAATGCCTGATCCCCACAATTCTGAATTTTTGGAACAAATCGCACATTGTAACCCCAAACTCGTGGGGCAATTTTCTATAAGCCACTTCCCGTTCACCTGAAACCCATGATTATAAAGTTTCACAAAAGCCGCATCTTCTCCTGCTGGAGGTGGTAGAAATCTCACGATTGCGAGCCCAAGTCCACTCTTATCTCTTTCTACAGAAAAAATTCGTTCATCTTTAGCAGAAGAAGAATTCCCCATTTTCTCTGCTTCCTTAAGAAGTTTATCAGTCAGACCACCTAAAGAAGATTGTTTTTTTAGTTGTTTAAAATCCATGTTTTTTTACTTAAATAACGGAACACCGGAAACTTTCTTGAGTGGTTTACCAACCACAATAATTATTCAGATTTGTTATTTAATCGTTTAGTAATACGTTCAAAATCTTTATAGTCATAAGAAGTAAGGGATCCCATTCTTAGTCTACCATCTTTAAGAATATGGTGTTTATGAATTACCATTTTACCTTCAAGTTCACAAAAGTCAATAAGTATTCTACTACAACCATAATATTCTTTAAGATATTGTGATACTTTTGCGTAATCTATTTCCATAATATTATTCAGATTTTTCTACTTGAATATATTTAGTTTTTGGCGTGTAAGGAAAGTCAATATATACTCGACTATCACGACTAGTATAACAACAACCATCAGGCTCTACAAATACCTTACCTTGATTATCGTATGCTTGTCCATCCTTACCATCCTTAAACACCCTAGATAATCGTTTATTTTGATATACTTCTCGGCCTTCAAAATGATCACTAATATCATCCCACTCATCATCTTCTCCGGTCAGGGGAGAGAGTGGCTCAAATCGCAAAAGTTTTTGAAGAATATTAATTGCATAATTTGCTGAAAATCCAGAGTGTCCTTCTTCGGCAAATACGTCCACCATTTTGAGAATGTGTTCGCACATTGCATCATTCATCTCATCACCTGAATCATACATTCCAATTTTAGTGAGTTCATTAATCGCATAAGTTCTAATATCCATTTTTAATAACCAATAAAGTACAAATAATCATAATCTTGACCGAATTTCTTGAATAAAGATCTCTTTATCATAAGAAAGAAACGGCCTATATTTTCTAACCTTATGAATCACCAAAGAAACTACAACGTCATTAGCATTTAATTTCTTCATAAAAGATGTTAGATCATCTAAAATCACTAATGTTTCGATTGAAACCTTCCCCCCCAAATATTGTTTAATAATTCGTGAATGAGATCCATTCTCTGAAAACAATGCCTCGTAGAGATGATGCTTTTCAGTCAGTATATTTAGTTCTTGTTTGAATCGATATGAAAGCGACTGAGTTCTGGTTTTCCAGTTTAAATAATTCTCGTCTCCGTTAGTCTTGAGTTCTCCGACCCACATTTTAGAAGGATCAGAAGATTGAATAAAGTTTGAAACAAAGTAATTTATAATCTCTGGTTCGGTTTTCTTTCTTGAGAGCTTTTCAAAAAAGTATCTGTCTCGTCTTTTATTAAAGGAATCAATATTGGTTTTTACTTTTCCTGAATACCGGAAATAGTCATAATTTGGATTCGTAAAATGCTGACGAAGAGCCAGATACGTCTCGTAGACATTATAGGCGCTCAGTGGGATTT